CCACCCTCCAGCTAAGCCTGCTCGAGGACGCCGAACGCCTACGTGAGCAGCTGTGGCAGCCGTGCATCGCGTTCAACTTCGGCGGCAAGGACAACACCTACGAGGAGCACCATCTCGACAAGCCCACGTTCGCTGACCAGCTGAAGATCATGCAGGCCACCGGGGTGGCCGTCGACCGGTCCCTGCGCCTGGCCGACCATGACGACACGGACGGCGCCGACGCGGTCAGGTCCCTCCTCGCAGGCGTCGCGAAGCAGCTCGGCCTAGCGCCGACCGCCGATGCCTGACCTGCTCCTCGGGCCGTCCATGTCCGAGCGGCAGCTCACCTCCGTGCGTGAGGCCACCGCCCGCGTCAACCTGTGGGAAGGCTCGATCCGCTCCGGCAAGACCATCGCCTCCCTGCTGCGCTGGCTGCTGTACGTCGCAGTGGCTCCCCGCGGCGGCGAGCTCGTCATCATCGGCCGAACCAGGGACGCGATCTGGCGCAACGTCATCGCCCCCCTGCAGGACCCCGCCATCTTCGGGCCCGTCGCAGCCCACGTCATCGGCAACACCGGCGCCCCCACCGTGCGCATCCTCGGCCGCATCGTCCACGTCCTCGGCGCATCCGACGCCAAGGCCGAGAAGGTCATCCGAGGCATGACCGTCGCCGGCGCCTACGTCGACGAGGTCACCGTCATCCCCGAGGAGTTCTTCACCCAGCTCCTGGGGCGCATGAGCGTGCCCGGCGCGCAGCTGTTCGGCACCACCAACCCGGACAACCCGGCCCACTGGCTCAAGCGTCGGTTCCTCGACCGCATCGCCGCACTGCCGGACTGGCGGGCGTGGCACTTCACCATCGACGACAACCCGGGCCTCACCGAGGCGTACAAGGCGTCCATCCGGGCCGAGTTCACGGGCCTGTGGTACCGCCGGTTCATCCTCGGCGAGTGGGTCGCCGCCGAGGGCGCCGTCTACGACATGTGGGACCCCGACCGGCACGTCGTCGCCTGGTCGGACATGCCCGACATGCGGCGCCTGGTGTCCGTCGGCGTCGACTACGGCACCACCAACGCCACCGCCGGGCTGCTTCTGGGGCTCGGGTATGACCGCAAGCTGTACCTGGTCGACGAGTGGCGGTTCGACCCCGCCCACGCGACCATGCGCAAGACAGACGCGCAGCTCTCCGAAGGCCTGCGCGGGTGGATGCACGCCCAGCACACGCCGCAACCGTGCCTGGCCCGCATCGAGTGGGTGTGCGTCGACCCGGCCGCCGCCTCGTTCAAGGTCCAGCTGCACCACGACGGGGTCGCCGGGGTAACCTACGCCGACAACGACGTCGCCTACGGCATCCGCACCGTCGCCACGCTCCTGGCCCAAGGCAACCTGCTCGTCTCAGACCGGTGCCTGGGGTTCATCGAGGAAGTCGCCGGCTACTCCTGGGACCAGAAGCAGACCGAGAAGGGCCTCGACAAGCCCCTCAAGGTCGCCGACCACTCCCTGGACGCCGGCCGGTACGCCGTGTGCACCACCGAGGCCATGTGGCGCAGCGAACTACTCCAAGCCGCCTGACACCACCACCACGCCCCGGGAGGACGACGCATGCCGCTTCCCGCCTCGTCCATGCCGTGGCCCCCGCCGGAGCTGTCCAAGTCGATCCTGCCGAACATGGGCCTGTGGTCGGCCTGGTACGCCGGCGACCCCGAGCTCCTGTCCGCCGTGTACGGCGGCCGCACCGGCAACGACCCCACCCAGACCGGGTTCTTCGCCTCCGACCACGGCGGGTTCAAGGCCACCATGGGTCGGGCGCTGCAGCGCTGGTTCTGGGGTGAGCCGACCCGCGGCCCGGACCGGCGCCTGAAGCTGCACGTCCCGATCGCGGCGGACCTCTGCCAGGCGTCGGCGGACCTGATCTTCGCCGAGCAGGTCAACTTCGACGTCGACGGCAAGGACACCGCCACCCAGGACCGGCTCGAGCTGTACGGCGAGGACGGGCTGCACGCCACCCTGTCCGAGGCTGCCGAGGTCGGTGCCGCGCTTGGTGGGGTGTTCCTGCGCGTCGCGTGGGACGAGAACCTGATGGACCACTCGTTCCTGACGACGGTGGACGCTGACCAGGCGTGGCCCGAGTACTCCTACGGCCAGCTCGTCGCCGTCACGTTCTGGCAGGTCGTGGCCCGCGACGAGAAGAAGGTCTGGCGGCACCTCGAGCGGCACGAGCTCGACTCCCAGGGCGTCGGGATCATCCTGCACGGCCTGTACGAGGGCGAGGAGGACCGGCTCGGGCACCCCGTCCCGCTGACCGACTCCACCGCCACAGCAGCGCTCGCCGTGCTGGTCGACGAGAACGCCTCGATCAGCACGCAGTCGCCCGGCCTGGCCGTCGAGTACGTGCCCAACCAGCGCCCGCAGCGCAGGTGGCGCACCGACCCCCTCGGCCGCAACCTGGGCCGCTCCGACCTCGACGGTGTCGAGCCGCTGATGGACTCCCTCGACGAGACGTACTCGTCGTGGATGCGGGACGTGCGCCTCGGCCGCGCCCGGCTGATGGTCGCCAAGACCCTGCTCGAGGACAACGGCCCCGGCAACGGCGCCTCGTTCTCCGCCGACCGGGAGGTGTACTCCTCGCTCAACGTGCTCGGCAAGGGTGACCTGCCGTTGTCGCAGCAGATCGAGCAGGTGCAGTTCACGATCCGGTACGAGGAGCACCGGTCGACCGCGCAGCAACTCGTCGAGGACATCCTGCGCACCGCCGGCTACTCCGCCCAGACGTTCGGCGAGGGCGACACCGGCAACATCCGCACCGCCACCGAGGTGGAGCAGCGTGAGCGGCGGTCCCTGCTGACCCGGGACCGCAAGATCCGCCTGTGGAAGCCGCGCACGGCCCGCATAGTGGAGAAGCTGCTGGCCGTCGACCAGGCCGTGTTCGGCGCAAAGGTGACCCCGCAGCGCCCGGACGTGAACTTCGCCGACGGGGTGCAGGAGACGCCGCTGGCGCTCGCGCAGACCGTGCAGGCGCTCTACACGGCCGAGTCCGCCTCGACCGAGGTGCGGGTGAGGATCGTGCACCCCGACTGGGACGACGACGCGGTGACAGCCGAGGTGGCGCTCATCATGCAGGAGCAGGCCGCGAAGGTGCCGGCGATGATGGACCCGGCCGGCGGCTCGTTCGACGCAGGGACCGACCCCAACGCGGTCGACGATGCGCGGATGAACGATGGCAACCCAGCCGGCGCCTGACGACTCCGGCGACCTGCGAGCGGTCATCGACGCGATCGCCGCGGCAGTCGTGCAGCGGTTCGCGGCCGCCGAGCAGGCCCTGATCCGTGAGGTGGCCGCCTACGCCCGTGCAGGCCTGGCCGCACCGGTCGGGTCCGCTGCCCGCCTGGACATGCTGCGCCGGATGCGTGCCGTGGCCGACCGGTTGTCGCTGCAGCTGTGCGCCCAGGCCTCGCAGATGGCGGCTCAGGTCACCGACACTGCGCACCGGCGTGGCGCGGAGGCTGCGATCCGGCGGCTGACGCACCTGACGACCTCGCACCCGGACCTGCTGCGCATCCTGACCGCGCCGCAGCCCGAACCGGTCACCAGCCACGCCCTCGCCTCGGTCACGCAGATCCAAATGGACCTGGCATCCCGGCTGTGGGACGCCTCGACCAGGATGACCCGGTTCGCCGACGACGCCTACCGCGCCGCGATCGCCCGGGCCGCGACCACTGAGGTCCTGACCGGCATGTCACCCGCGGCAGCGCAGCGGATGGCGTGGGACGAGCTCACCTCCAAGGGCGTGACCGGGTTCGTCGACACCCGCGGCCGCCAATGGACGCTCGCCTCGTATGTCGAGATGGCCACCAGGACGGCGGTGCAGCGGGCGTACAACACGGCGCACCAGGACCGGATGACGTCGGCCGGGATCCACTACTTCACGGTGGCCCCGCACGCGCACCCGTGCCCGCTGTGTGAGCCGTGGGAGGGCGCAGTCCTGTCGGACGTGCACGCGGCCGGGGAGACGACGACCCTGTCCGCGGTCAAGGACGTCCCGGTGACGTTCACGATCGCCGGCACGGTCGACGAGGCGCGCGCTGCGGGCCTGTTCCACCCGAACTGCTCGCACACTCTCGTGGCGTTCCTGCCCGGCGTCACCAAGCCCATCGCGCGGCCGTCGTGGACCAAGGCGGACCAGGCGGCATACGACGCGGCGCAGCACCTGCGGGCGCTGGAGCGTCAGGTCCGCGCCTACAAGCTGCAGGCCGAGGGCGCGCTGACCCCGCTGGAGCAGCGACGGGCGATGGCGAAGGCGCGCGCGGTGCAGGCCCGGATCCGGGAGCACGTCGAGGCGCATGGGTTGGTGCGGCGTCGGCGGCGTGAACAGCTGAACCTCGGTCACCAGTAGGAGAGGGGCGGGTTATGGCTGATCTGAGTGCGGAAGGCCGCCAGAAGGCCGCAGCCAAAGGTGCGGCCATGCCAGGCGGCCGGTTCCCGATCACCACCACCGCGGACGTGGGGAAGGCGATCCACGCCGTTGGGCGCGCCAAGGGCGGCGAAGCGGGCCGGGCTGCGGTGCGGCGTTTCATCATCAAGCGGGCCCGGGCGCTGGGTGCGTCCGGGCAGATCCCCCCGTCGTGGAACAGCGACGGGTCCCTCAAGTAAGCAAGCGTGCCCGCCCTGGCGGCGGGTTACGCACAGCCACCCCTTATCCGGCCGGGCGCCGGAGAAACGAGTCACCCTGTCATGCCCAAGACCATCCGCCGTTACGGTCGCGCAGCCTCCACCACGTTCTTCGCCCCCGGTGTCCTTTTCGACGGCGAGGGCGACACCGCAGGCGGCGGTGGTGACGGTGCCGCTGGAGAGATCACCGACGACCAGGCGTCCGGGCTCCTCGCCGACGCCATCGCAGCCGGAGAGCCACCGGCCGCGACGACCGAGACCAAGCCGTGGGCCGAACAGTGGGACGGCAAGGTCGAGTCCCTGCCCGCCGCCGCACGCAAGATCATCGACGCCGCCCGCAAGGAAGCCGGCGACGAGCGCATCGCCAAGAAGACGCTCGAAGCCATCCAGAAGGCGCTCAACCCCGACGCCACCGACAAGGTCGACCCGGTCAAGCTCACCGAGCAGCTGACGACCACGCAGGCGCAGGCCAAGGCCGCCGCGCTCGAGCTCGCCATCTTCAAGGCAGCCGGGACCGCAGGAGCCAACGCCAACGCCCTCACAGACCGCCGCTCCTTCATGAACGCGGTAAAGGACCTCGACCCCGCCGCCGAGGACTTCGCAACCAAGCTCGGCGAGGCCATCACCACGGCCACCACCGCCGACCCCACGCTCAAGCAGTCGGGACGGGCTCCCGGCGCGAGCGGCCGAGAGCTCAACGGTGGATCCGGTGAGCAGGGCCAGATCACCGAAGAACAGCTCAAGACCATGTCCCCCGAGCAGATCGTGGACGCCCAGAACAAGGGCCTCCTCAAACACCTGCTCGGCGGCTAACCCCGCTCACCAAGGAGCCCCAGCATGTCGATCACCCGCTTCCGCCCAGAGATCTGGAGCGCGAACCTCCTCGTCGCGCTCCGCAAGGCCCTCGTCTACGGGTCGCCCATGGTCGTCAACCGCGACTACGAGGGCGAGATCGCCGAGGCCGGCGACACCGTCCGGATCACCTCGATCTCCCGCCCGACCATCGGCACCTACGTGCCGAACGTCACCACCATCTCCTTCCCCGAGCTCACCGACGCTCAGCGGACCATGGTCATCGACCAGGCGAAGTTCTTCAGCTTCTCCGTCGACGACGTGGACCAGCGGCAGGCCAAGGGGAACGTGCTGCCGCAGGCGGCCTCCGAGTCCGCGTTCGCACTGGCTGACGTCATCGACCAGTACCTCGCGTCGTTCTACACCAGCGTGCAGACGGCCAACCAGATCGGGTCCCTCACCGTGAACTCGGCGACCACCCCGACCGACGCGTACGACAAGGTCCTCGTCCCGCTGAAGATCAAGCTGGACCTGGCCAACGTCCCCACCCAGGGCCGTTATGCCGTCCTGCGCCCCGAGCTCCACGGATGCCTCCTGCGCGACGCCCGCTTCATCAAGGTGAACGAGTCGGGCACCGAGGACGGCCTGCGCAACGGCCACGTCGGCCGCGCCGCAGGGTTCGACATCATGCTGTCGAACAACGCCCCGAACACGACCGCCTCGGAGTACGTCGTGCAGGCCGGCTCCAACATGGCCGTCTCGTACGCCGAGCAGATCAACAAGGTCGAGGCGCTGCGCCCGCAGTCGTCCTTCTCCGACGCGCTCAAGGGCCTGGCCCTGTACGGCGCCAAGATGGTGCGCCCCGACGCGGTCGCTACCGCCCTCGTCACGGTCTCCTGACCCTGACCCCCTGACCGGAACTCTCAAGGAGACCACCCATGGCACGCACCGCTGTCGCGTACAGCAACCTTCTGTCGAACAGCAACCTCGCTGACCCGGCCGGCACCGCCGTCACCTCTGGTGCCGGCAACGGCGCATCCATCCCGGATGTGTCCCCCAACCGGCGCCAGTCGGTTCCCGAGCTCACCATCCTGCGGGTCACCAACGGCACCGGCGGCTCCGGCACGGCCACCGTCCTGGCCGGCTCGCTGCCCCTGTCGGCCGCGGCCGGTCAGGGCAACCTGGCCGTCACGGTGGGCGCCACCACAACGCTGTGGATCGGCCCCCTCGAGTCCGGCCGGTTCATCCAGCCGACCGGGGAGATCATCGTCGAGACGTCCGTCGCGATGACGATCACGGCGTTCCGGGTCCCGCGGAACACGTGATGGGCGACACGATCCACGTTCGTGGGGAGGGCGGCGCCATCTTCGAGCTGGCGCTCCCTCTCCACGAGGCGATCGCGGACCGTCTCACCAAGGGGTACCTGACCAGGGTCAACCCCGACGGCTCCACCTACACCGGCGACGACGACGACGTCCCCGGCCCGCCGACCGAGAAGCCTCCCGTGTCCGCCCTGAAGGCGGAGTGGGTCGGGTGGGCTGTCGCCCAGGGTGCAGACCCTGACGACGCCGAGGCGGCCACGAAGCAGGACCTCATCGAGAAGTACGGGGTCTGAACGATCTTGCGGGTGGGGCGTCAACGACGTCCCCGGGAAGCGCCACTGTCCGGGCGCCGCATACCTGACGTCGAAGGCCATTCGGGGGGTTCACCCCGGGTCCTTTCGCCCTCTGCCATGAATGGTCCTGCGCCCCACCCGCACACCCCAGGAGGCCACCGTGCTCGTCTACGCCACCTCCGCCGACCTGGCCGACTGGATGACACCGACCGCGCTGCCCGCGAACGCGGCGCAGCTGCTGCGGACCGCGTCCATGACCGTCCACGAGGCCACCATGACCTCGTACTACGACGTCGACGGCACCGGGCTGCCCACGGACGCCACCACCCTGCAAGCGTTCAAGGACGCCACCTGCGCGCAGGCAGCAGCGCTCTCCCTCGCCGGCATCGACCCCCTGTCCGGGGGAGTCCTGAAGTCCGGGGTCGCCTCACAGAAGGCCGTCGGGTCCGCGCGCATCGACTACGCCGACGCCACCGCGGCCGCCGCCTCACGTCAGGCGCTGACCACCGACCTGTGCACCGAGGCGCACCGCATCCTGCAGCAGGCCGGCATCATGCTCGAAGCGGTCTGGACCATCGGCTGATGTTCGCCGCCGGGTCCGACTTTGCCACCACCACCGTCACCGTCCACACCCGCACAGGGTCCGGGTCCAACGGCGACGTGTTCGCCGCCTCCGTGTCCGTGACCGGGTACCTGGAGGACGGCCGCAGGCTCGTTCGCAACAGCGCCGGCGAGCAGGTCGTGTCCGAGGCCACTCTCTTCACCGACCCGAGCACCGTCGCCACGTTCACGGTCGACTCCAAGGTCGACCTGCCCACCCGCACGGCGCGCGTCATCCTCGCCAAGCCGCGCCTGATCGGCGACCCGGACGTCGACCACGTCGAAGTGGTGCTCACCTGATGGGCCTGCGCATCGAGAAGACCCTCAAGCTGGGCCATCTCAAGCACGCGCCCGTCGAGGTCGCCCCCGAGGCGCTGACCGAGGCCGCCGAGGTCATCCGGGCCGTGTCCGTCGCACGCACTCCCGTCGAGACCGGGCGCCTTGCAGGGTCCGCAACTGTCAGCCTCGAAGAGGTCGACGGCGACCAGGCCGTGAAGATCCACTACGACGGTCCTTACGCCCGGTACCAGCATGAGCGCCTCGACCTGCGGCACGAGCACGGCGGGCAGGCCAAGTTCCTCGAGTCGGCGATGATGGACGAGGCGGACAACGCCCTGGAGGTCCTCGCCCGGCACATCGAGCGCGCACTGTGAGCGGGTTCGAGCGGGACCTGCTCACCGGCCTCGCAGGCGTCCTGAACACGGCCGGCGCCGGCACCTACCTCGCCCCCGGCACCGCGTACACGCCCGGCGCGACCGCCATCACCTTCGGCGACATGCCCGACGGGCCCGAGTTCCCCGACCGGTGCATCACCCTGGCCACCTAC